TGGCTTTATCAAACATCAAGAATTGCTATAAGTTTTGGTCACGTTGGAGTGCTTGTAGATGCACCAAAAGAAGGAGAAAAGGCAAGACCATATTGGGTGACATATACACCAAGAGATATTCTTGGATGGCGTACTGAAATTATTGAAGGAGTAAGGCAGTTAACTCAACTTCGTTTGATGGAGCAAGTTGTAGAGCCTGATGGCCAATATGGTGAAAAGTTAGTCAAACAAATAAGAGTTCTTGAGATTGGTCGCTACGAAATACATCGTAAAGATAAAAAAGGGGAATATAAATTATTTGACCAAGGAGAAATGAGTATTAAAGATAAGATTCCTTTTTCTGTTGCCTATTCAAATCGTGTTGGATATTACGAATCACGAAGTCCCTTGTATGATATTGCAGAGCTAAACCTCAAGCATTATCAAATACAAAGCGATTTAGATAATATTCTTCATATTAGTTCTGTACCTTTGCTTGCTGTTTTTGGTTATCCAAACGCAGATGAGATAACAACAGGTCCGAATGAAGCGTTATCTTTACCACCCGAATCAAGACTTGAATATGTCTCTCCCTCTGGCGATAGTTATGACAGCCAGTTCAAAAGGCTTGGAGATATAAAGGATCAAATAAACACTTTATCTTTGGCTGCCGTTCTTGGACAGAAATTGGTTGGAGAAACTGCAGAAGCAAAACGAATTGATAGATCGCAAAATGACTCAACTATGATGGTTATTGCACAGCAAATGCAAGATTTAATTGATAATTGCTTGAAATATCACAGCGAATATTTAAACGAGCCAAATGCTGGCAGTTCTTTTGTAAATAGAGACTTTGTAACTGCAAGGCTTGAGCCAGCAGAAATTGACAGCCTACTTAAGATATATACTGCAAACGGCATCAGCCAAGAAAAACTCCTTGAGCAACTTGCGACTGGTGAGATACTAGGAGATGATTTTGATATTGAGGAAGAGTTAGAAAAAACACAGTCGGGAGGGTTAATAGAAATGAATCAAGACAGTGAAGCAGCTTGATAAATGGCAGTACCAGAGGCTTTTTATAGACAAGCGATTGATTTAAACAGATACAGCAATAAAGTACAATTCCAAATTGCAAGTCAGTTTAACGAAGTAATTTTAGATGTTTTAAGAAAAATAAGAGATTTGGAAGGAAATAGCCCATCAACCACAGCTAGACTACGTTCAATTTTGGCTCAAATGGTTGAAAGTTTAAAAGGATGGGAGAATGAAAGTGCTGCTTACATGATTGATGAATTACAAGGTCTAGCTGAGTTTCAAGTTGGTTTTGTGCAAGATCAATTGCAACGAGTTTTACCAAAGGGTGAGTTTCAAGTAAATACTGTTGCTGTGTCTCCTGATTTTGCAAAGTCTGTTGTTACAAGAGATCCAACTGCTTTGACAATTCGTTTAAGAGATAAAGATGGCATATTTAGAGCAGCACAATTTTCTTTAACAGCAAAAAGAGGATCAGAAATATCTTTACCAAATGGAAAAAATGTAAAAAAAGCATTTAGAGGAATTGCTGATGATTCTGGATCGAGATTATCAAAAGCAATCAGACTTGGAGTTTTAGAAGGAGAATCTTTACCACAAATAGTTTCAAGGTTGAAAGGCCCAAATCTTAGTTTTAGAAGTAAACCACAAAATGCAATCGCTTTGAAATCAGCTTTAAAAAATTCAGAAGGTATGCTTTTATCTAACAAACAGATACAAACCGTTGTCAGAACAACTGTAAATCAAGTTCAAAACGCAGCAAGTCAGTCTGTATTTGCTGCAAACAGCAACATCACAGGTAAATATCAATATGTTGCAACACTTGATGCAAGAACTAGCTCTATTTGTCAAAGGTTAGATGGTCAGATATTTAACTATGATCAAGGGCCAGTGCCTCCTCAACATTTTAATTGCAGATCGACAACTGTTCCTGTTATCGAAGATGTTGATTTTCCTCCGTCTGCATTAGAAACAAGACCAAGTGCAACTGGTCGAGTTCCTCAAAATACAAATTATGCAACTTGGTTGAATGAAAATCCAAATATTCAAGAAGAAGTTTTAGGCAAAAAAAAGAAATATTTTAATTTTTTAATGAGTCCTAAAAGAGGTAAAAAACAACTATCTCCGACAAATGCTTTAAAAAAAATTATTCGTGAAGATGGAACAGAGCTATCATTAGATCAATTAGCAAAAAGGTATCCAAATGCCACTTAAAAAGGGTAGATCACAAAAAACGATAACAGGCAATATTAGAATGTTGATGAAAGAAGGCAAATCAAGGTCACAAGCTGTGGCTATTGCATTAAGTTCTGCTGGTAAAAATAAACCAGCCAGAAAACGCAAAAGGAAGTAAAATATATTTAGTTGCATTTAAAATCATGCCTTCACACTATGGATCAATGAAACCAAAAGGAACAAAGAAGAAGAAGAAAGGAGGCAAAAAGTAATGGGATATATTTTTAAGGTACAGGGCGAGGAAGAAACAAAAAAGCCTAAAGAAACTAAATCAACTGTTAAAAAATCAAAAAAGAAAGGTGACTAGACGATTTAGAAAAGTTGCAAAAGATAAAAAAACTGGTGTTCCTAAGAAATATCTTAGTGGGGCCAAAAATAAATCTAAAAAAGCAGCTGAAATAAAAAGAACCGCAGCAGCTTATAAGCGAGGGGAGTATATTGATATAAAGGCTGTTCAAAAATCAAGGGTTGCTCAAGATGGCTCCAAAAAAAAGAAAAAGCGTAAGAAAAAAACCTGAGCCTAAACCACTCAGTGCAACAGTTATTAAAACGCTTGAAACAAAAGCAAGAAATTCAAAATTTACTCTTGGACAGCTAAAAGCTGTATATAGAAGAGGTCAAGGGGCATATTTAAGTGGTGGATCAAGAAATGTAACAATGCAAGCGTGGGCTATGGGAAGAGTTAATAGTTTTATTACAGGAAAAGGTGGTTCTAGAAAAGCTGATGCTGATTTATTAAGATGAAACTCACTACAAGACAAAAAAACACTCTTGCAAAGCATCAAAAGACTCATGGGCATACAAAGGCACATATGGATTACATGAAACGTAAAATGAGAGAAGGTATGAGTTTTACTGAGGCACATAACATGGCAATGAGGAGAAAAGGAAAATGACTTTAACAAAAAAAGAAAAGATAGAACGTAAATTAAAAAAATATGGCTTAACAAAAGTTAATAAAGCAAAACCGACCCCAAATCATCCAAAAAGTTCTCATGTTGTACTTGCAAAAGAAGGAGATAAAGTAAAATTAATTAGATTTGGTCAACAAGGTGTAAAGGGTGCTGGTAAGAATCCAAAAACAAAGGCAGAAAAACAAAGAAGGGCTAGTTATTACGCAAGACACAACGCACAAAACCCAAATCCAACAATTATGTCACCTTTGTATTGGTCACATAAGGTCAAATGGTAATTTTAAGGTAATATTATAAATAAATATTAAGATTTTCTATGTCTGAAGAACCAATTAAACCAAATCCATCTCCTGAACAGTTAGCTGCTTTACAGGAAGAAATACAAAAATTAAAAGAAAATAATGCAAAACTTTTAGACCAAAATATAAAGGCAAAAGAAAAAGGTAAGGCAATCCCACCAGATGTTGATGTAAATGAATTGATTGCTTTCAAGCAAAAAAAAGAACAGGAAGAGCTTGAAGCAAAAGGCAAATATGAAGAGGCCATACAAAAACAGGCACAGCAGTATCGTGATGCTGAAGAACAAAAAAACAAAAGAATACAAGAATTAGAGCAAAGGCAAAGAGAACTTGAAATTGAAGCTCCAGCAGTATCTATCCTTGCTGATGTCGTTCACGACCCTCAATATGTTTTGGCAAGACTCAATAAAGATCAATTGTTTAAAGAAGCTGACGGAACGGTTGTTATTGTTGATGGATACAACAGAACTCCAATAAAAGAGTGGGCTATGTCTAAAATGCCTTCATGGGTACAAAAAAACCCAAGACCACAAGGTGGCGGAGCGACAACCACAAAGGTTACAGCAGATGTTTCTGTTGGTGAAAAAAACCCATTTGCACCAGAATCTTTTAATTTAACTGAACAAGCCAGAATATACAGAACAGATATTAATAAATACAATATGCTCAAAAACGCAGTTAGCGGTTAATATAGAGTTAACTTGTTTGTATAAGTTAGGTGTTGTCACCGATTAAGTAAAAATCATTAGTACATTTTTTAATGGCTACATTAAGAAGTGATTTAATCATCCCTGAGGTTTTTACACCCTATCTGAT